CCTGATAAAGTCAATTTTTGAGGAATGCCAACACCATCACGACCATTTTCTCCTTTAGGCCCTGTAAGTCCGATAGGACCTTGAGGTCCGACTGGTCCAGGTTCTCCCTTGTCACCCTTTGGACCAGGAGTTAAGGCGATATTTTGTAACTCTTGCTTAGTAGCAAACTGACTTGTGTCAACGTTAGGGTTACTTTCTAAACGGTCAACCCGTTTCTTTAATTCTAGATCATTATAAGGTGTTGGAATTTCAGATTTTAAAGCATAGTCAGTCAATGATTGGTGCGAGGTAAGATAGTTCTTATCTCTTAATTCTTGCTTAGTAACTAAATTGTTTAATTCTTCTTTAGTTGCTAAACGTGAAATATCTTGATGTGATGTAAGATAATTTTTATTTTCAAGTTCCTGTCTTGTTACTAGATTGCTAGTATCTTTTTCAGGCTTATTCTCTAAAGCCACTACACGCTCTACAAGTGGCTTGTCATTATAGACGGTATCTTTATCAGGCTTTTGTTTTAAAGCTTCAATATCGGCTGAAATATGGCTTATTTCGGTACGCTCAACTTTGTTTGCTAGTTCTTCCTTTGTAGCAAAACCGCTTGTATCAATTTCAGGTTTCGTTTCTAGCGCTTGCAAACGTCGTACGATTTCAGAATCGTCATAAGTTGCGCCCTCTACATGAATATTCTTGATCGCTTCTTCTAGTTCAGCTTTCGTTACAATATCCGTTAAGGCTACAATGCGTTTAGTGTCTTTCTCGATGATAGGCAATTCGCTGTGCTTGTCAATTTCTGACACACGAACGCCAAACGAGAATTTCAGAATGTCCGCAGATTGCACTACTTTTTCAGCATAAACAAAGCCGTCAACGATTTCATCTGTTGTAATTAGACTGGTATCAAATGGGATAGATGCGAGATTATCTTCTACCGTTCCGATAACTTCCAAAAACCGATTTGTGGTTTTAAAGTGGAATAAGACGATAACTTTTTCAGCGTTTACGTTATTCAGTCGTAACTCGATGAATGCGTTGTTTTTATCGTGTGAATAAAATTCCTCTTTCACTCTATCCGCATTATCTCGGACGTTGACACAAACGCCAGTTTGTCGTTTAATAATTTTTTTCAAAGGTTGCCCCCTTTCATACAAAATAAAAAGGAAGCCTTATGGCTTCCCTTTTCTAATCTTCGCTTGGCTCGTGATATTCAAGCGCCCTGTCACTATCTGTGATGCCGGCAGTCGTTGGATCAGTAACCACTCCCAAAAGAACCAAGATATAAACAAATGTATTCACACCGTTTTGAATATTTTGTGGAATTTCAAGCCCGAATTGTTGAGACATAAGGAATACCGCTCCTAATAAAGCGATAAGTGTTACTTTGTTTTGTAGACGTAGTTTCCAGTTAATTTTATTCATCATCATTCTCCTCTTTGATTTCTAGTTTGAGAAATTTCTCAAACAATATTTTTATAGCACCGTTTCCACCCAATTCGACATAGCTTTCATAAAGTTTTGAAAGTTCTTCGATTTCATGCTGACTTGTCTTTCCACGTCGTATTGCTTTTTTTAGGTTTTCTTGCAATCGAAAACGTTGTAACCGTTGCAAGCCTTTCCCAATAATCGTTAGGTTTCGTTGGTTATCTTTCCCAATCTCTTCCACGCTTGAGACTGACTTCTCAAGGGTATCAATTTTATTCGATAACCCCTCAAGGCGTTTGTCAGCTTCTTTTGATGTTTTTGTACTCTTGAATGAAAAGTAGCTTGGAATGATAACGACTAGAACGGGCGTAAGCTTATCTATTAAAGTTAGAAAGTCCAATCTAACCACCCTCTTTCTAAAATGGATGACTATTGAACGGGTTGAGTTTCTAACTCGCTAGAAGGTTTTTCTTGTTTAGGTTCTGTCCACTTCCAAACGCCCAACTTGCCATTTTGTTCAAGGTCTGCAAGTTGTTCAAGTGTTTGTCCTTGATATGTGAAAGGCTCGTTGACTTGAATCATGACACGCTTACCTTCTTGAAATTTTTCAACATAGTTAGGATTTTCAAGCGTGAAGATTTCTTGTGATTGGTAAGTCTTGCCAGTCTGACCAAGGTCAACTAATTCAAGTCCACGCTTGAAAACAGTAGGGTCTAGTGGATTGTCCGTATCAGTCACACGAGCCAACACAGCCCAGTCTGCAACTGCTTTAACTTCAGCAATCTTAGCATCTTTTTGCGCCAATTTTGCTTCATAGTCTTGTGCTTGCGTTTGCAAGTCTTCTTGTAGTTTCTTCACACCCTCTGCTGGATTGAACTCAGTCGTTACTTGAGCGATAACCGCTTTAATCAAATCTTCGTCTGACTCGTTCACACGGTTACCAATCAACACACGGTCAAAAGCCGTATATGGTGCTTCTTGACGAATAGCTACGAATGTGCGGTTGTTTTCTTGTAAGTATTTGTTAACAATAATAAAAGTCATGTTTTATCCTTCTTTCTGTTCTTCTGCTACCTTGTCAAATAGAGCCTTTAACTCATCATTTGACTGCAAGACCTTGTTTACTTTTTCAAGCTGTGCTTGCGTTTCAGTCTGTTTGTTTTGAGCCTCTTCATAAAGAGCCTTATAATTTGCGCATTCAATCGTTTTGTTTGCGAATTGAACGACTAAATCATTGATGATTTTATCTGTTGTGTTCATTTTTGACCTTTCTTATTTCCATTTTGAATAATAGCCACGGCTATAATTACCTGGAACTGCTGCAAGGTTTCTGAAATTATCGTAAATGTCGTTTAAAATATACGATAATCGGACACCTTGGATAAGGATTTCATCAACGCCTGAAATGGTGTTAGTATCCGTTTCAATAGCTAGTTCTCTCAAGCCAGCTTGGGCGCTCTGATTGAATGTTATCCTTCGCCCATACATATTAATAGCACTTTGAATTCTGTTCCCTGTTCGGCCATTCCAAATTTGAAGACCTGCGGATGTATGATCCATTTGTTGCAAACCATTTCGATTACTTAGCAAGGCCGTGTATGAACCCTCAACACCGTTGATATTACCAGCACCAAAAACCAAATATTGTAATGGACGGTTTGGAAATTGGTTTTTAATACCTACACCGTGCCCGTTCATCTCTAACCAACCTGTCTGCAAATCAAAATCAGTAATATTGTTTAGAGAGGAAAGTTTACCGCCTTTAATAATGTTTGCCGTCAACCCTTCTGTGACAATGTTTTTTGCTGAAATATTGATAATATTAGCCTTGCTTGCGTCAATTTCGCCGATGTGAGCCGTACCAATCTGAGCGTTGCCGATCATGGATTTTTTAATCACACCGTCTTGGATATAAGTCTTTTCACCTACGGCAACAAGGGCATCATTGATACGAACCGAACCGTCTTTATTCAAATTCAACTGTCCGAGGATATCGCCGGCATTGTTCAAGGTTTTGACTGACCACGAATTAGAAAGCTGTGTGACTTGCGTACGTGTTGCTTCCAAACCTTGAGCAATCTGTACTGCTCTTGCTTGTGCGTCGGTAGCAAGTCCTTTAGCTTCGTCTGTGATTTTATAAGCTTCGTCAAATTGGCTTGGCTTGTATGGTCCAGTTCTTGAACCACGAACCAAGATAGGCTCTTTGAACTCAATCCAACCATTCTTAGCGAGGAAGATATAAAACGGATAGTTTTTATCTTCACCAAAAGCAAAATCCTCTTGCATGGTAAAAGTTTTTTGGAACTCTTGCCATTCGTCAAGTGGTGGTCTATTTTCACCAATGTTAGCCCATGTAAGTGTTTTATTTAGTCCGTGGTTTTTGACGTTAAAAGCGAAAGAAACATCTGGATATTCTCTGATACGATACTTAAATCCAAGCGTGTAGGTTTCATTTTTATATACTTTCTTGACATAAATAGGTAGTGAAAAACCTGACCAGTTATAACCAGTAAGACCTTCTGCCTTGATTGTGAAAATACCATCATTAACAGAAATATCAGCTTTAGGATTATCATTCCCGACAAGTGTGTGCTTGTTCATCGTCAATGAATCGACAATCAGATTGTTATCATCCGTTACATACTTTCCGACTTCCGTCTGAAAGATTTCGCTACTCATAACAAGCCGTGAAGCATTTCTCGAAATATCACTCTCTGAACTACCTAAAATTCGCTCGTATAGTTGAGCGGTTTCTTTGACATGTTGGAAATCAACGTTATTGACCTTGCCAGCGACTTGACTTGTAATGTCCGCAATACGTCCGTCTATGCCTTGCTTATATTCTGCAAATTTGGCTTCATTATCTCTTGTGATTGCTTCAAAACGCTGGTTTGTTCCTTCGACATTTTCTGTAAAGGTACTTTTTGAAACATAATCTCTTGATATTGTTTCACGAACAGCAGTAACCTGACTTTCTGTTTCTTCTCTGACAGAGCGCTTTAATTCATTTTGAGTATATAATAATTGACTTTCAGTTATGAAGCTATTTTGTGCTTGGTTTTTAAAATCATCAAGACTTTGTCTTGTTGTATTAGCTAACCCTTCTACTTCTTTGACTAAATCAGCGCTTGTACCAGCTTTTTTAAGGGCTTCTTCTGCTTTTGCTTTAGCTTCATCAACTCCCGAAAGATTGAGATTTTCAAAACGCTTGCTGATTTCGTCAATAATTTCTTGGTCTGTGTTGCTCCGGATGACTTCTTCCCAAACTTCACCCGTCCACCGTAACATGATTGTCTGCCCTTCGTGTTCAGGGTTTGGTTTGAACCATATATCATTGATACCGACTTTTCCAGCGTGTGCTTTAGTCGGATCATTCGCACCGTACCAGTTACGGTTTAGACCGTTTGGAGTTGGTAAAAAATCAGGTAGATTTTTAAGTAAGCTGTTGAAGTTATTTGAGATCAGCTCATCTGCTTTCTGACTAGCGATATTTTGGATTTTAGCTTCGTTACTTTCTGAAATCCTATCGCCTAACTTGATATCGCTTGATTCGTTATTTAAACGGTTGAACGTGATTTCAAAAATACGGGTATCATAATCTAGCTTCTTATCGTGTCGTACAACTCGGATAGTGTCGCCGATATTTACGCCTTTTAGGTAAACTGTTGATGTTTTCAAGGTCAACTGTGGACGTGAAGCATTTACTAACTGCTCGTAGGTTCGACGAATTAGAACGTTAGCATCTTCTTCTTCTTCAAAGACTGCAAAGCCAACTTTTGCTCGCATTGTTCCGTCAGCGTTCTTGATGCCGTAGCGCTTCGTCATTTCGGGCAGTTCAACGTATTTCTGCCCTTTTGGTTTGTCAACTGGTGCGCCTTTTGCTTTCTCCCAAACGACATCCTCAAAGGTCACTCTGCGCCCATAACCAGCGTGTCCGCCTTCGTCACTTGGTGCGCTGACTTCTTCACCTTTACCACGTCCAATAAGCGCAGTAAATAGATTGGTGCGCTCTACCTCTTGCAAGATTTGAAGCGCATTGTGTCCATAAACAACACGCTTTCCAGTAGCTTCACCTATTTTCTGCTTAAAATCAATGTATCGTGCGCCGATTTTGTTTCCGTTCATTTCAACGAAAAACTGCATTTCTAAATTCCAAACTTGGCAGACTTTTTTCAAAGCTTCAAATGTTGAAATATAGTAAAAATTTGTTGATCGTTGACTTGTTTCACTAACAAATCTAGCTTGCCAGTTAGTACCAGCAAGCAATTCATTAATAACAGGTCTAGCAAATGTATTCTTTGGTCGCTTGTCTAAAACAACTGATTTTCTTAATTCTTCAATACCTGACTGAACGCCAATCAAAGTAGTAAGTTTCTCCGAGAATTTTTGCGCAATGTAGAAAAAGTGGAATTTGTGCGCATCGTCGATTGATTGAATAGCCATATATTCCACTTGTTCCAATTCTTGCGCCGTCAAGTCTTTCATTTCAACGGTCAAGCGATCTGATACATATTTTTCAGTCGTTAACGTGAATTTTTGGAGGGCTGACTTGATCGCATCTTTTTTTACGAGTTTGATTAGGTTTTCGTTTTTGTCGAATAAGTAAATCATCTTCGCTCATCCCTCCATTTCACTTCTTTAACTGTTGCATTTGTAGCTGAAATGGTATCACGGTTTCTGACCTTGAAGTTTTCAAAATCGCTGAATAAATCAAGTTCACTTAAAATACTACGGTTCTTATACAAGGCTTTTACTTCATCCGTACCGAACACGATTGTAATATCTTGATTGGTATCATATGCACCAGTAAATGAAATTGTTTGTCGTCCATTTGTGATTCTGACTGTATCTGTTGTTTTTGTGGTTGTTACAACAATTTTTTCAGGCATAACTTCAAAAGCGCCCGTCAATTCGATAATGCCCGTAGAAGTTTTTAGCTGTGATTTCTTGTAGCCATCCGGAACGAGCAAAGAGAAACGGCTGACAATGCTTTTTGTGTTTTCTTCAAACGAATCAGCACCGCTAAAGATTGCAAAATAAGTAAAATTCGGTTCATCTTTAAATGTTACTTCTAGCGTTTTTGAATCATTTGTCGTTGTTCTTAAAAACAAGTTTAGCTTGTCAAATTTTTCTCGTAATGCTTCGCTTGTTTCAGCTTCTAGTTGGTATTTGATTTCAAGCACCCTTGACGGCTCTGAAATATCTTCGATCCATACTCCACGCCGTCCGGCGATAGAGGTCGTTTTGACCTCTTGCCCGACTAAACCTCTACCCGATACGGATAGTTGTCTATACCCGTCCACAATCTCGTTTACGGGTGTTCCGTTTATACTCATGTTATCGCTAGGCTCGAAAGCCACGATGTCGTTATGTTTTTCTAATCTTGAATATCCATACATGGTTTTCTACCCTTTCTAATAACTTGCCAATGTTAATTCCATTTCTTGAGCGCTTGTGATGTCTTCTGTAAAGGCTCTATACGTTGTGTTACCCATTTTAAGAACGATGTCCGCAGATTGCTGTCCGACTGTGATTGTTCCTCCGTTGAAGTCAACTGATGTATCATAGCCAGTCAAACGTCCTAATTGTCCGTCAACTGCGTTTAATTCGCCTTGTAATGTTCCGGCTAGGTCTTTACCAGTAAATGCATCAATCGCCCCTTGTGCCATGCTTCCGACTGATTTCATGACTGCGCCAGCTTGACCGTTAACACCGATGATGAAACCTTCGTCTGTGTACTCACCAAACTGACGGAATACCCTTGAAGGTGAATGAATACCGAGCAGGCGTTTAGCACCGTTGATAGCGCCTTGAACTGCGCTAGTAACTGAGTTAATAAGAGCACCCGCCGCACTTCTAACACCGTTTACAAATCCCATAATGAGATTGTAACCAACATTTACAGCGCTACTTGCAAAACTGCTTGCGCTTGAAATTGCATTACTAAAACTGCTTGAAACAGATGATACAATTCTAGGTCCAGCGCCCGTAATTGTGCTTACTAGGTTATTCCAACCGTTAACGACTGCATTTTTGATATTTTCGACTGCGTTTGTAACCGTGGATTTCACGTTTTCCCAAGCACTCATGATACTTGATTTGATGTTATCCAAAACGCCTCTCAAATATGAAACAATATTATTCCAAACGTTCGTGATCGTTTGTTTTGTCAATTCAATAGCGTTTTGAATAGTAGTTTTAACATGTTCCCAAGCGCTCATGACTGCGGATTTAATGCTTTCCCAGATACCTGACAAGAAAGTAGTGATAGCGTTCCACGCTTCACTAGTTCGTGCTTGAATAATTGTCCAAGCGTTAGAGATAGCTTCTTTCACAAGGTCAAAGTTACCAGTCACAAGTCCGTAAATAGTAAGCAAGACCGCTGCAAACGTAGCTTTGATAATCTCCCAAACTGATGAGAAGACTGTGCTGATAACGTTCATAGCTGACTGGATATACGTCCAGATAGATGTCAAAGCATTTGTTATAATCGTGGAAATAGTCGTCCAGATTGGTTCAATGAATGCCATGATAGCGTTCCAAGTTGTATCCCAAAGCGTTTGAACAGTCGTTAATGTCGTACTAATAACTAAGTTGATAGCGTTCATACCTGTATCGATGATATTCTTGATAAAATCCCAGATAGGAATCACTACAACGCTTAAAACACTCCAAGTTGCATCCCAGATAGCTTGTAAATAAGCCAATCCAGATTGGAAGAACTGGACAATACCGTCCCAGATAGCACCTAATAGCTGTTTGGCATTTTCAAAGTTTCGTGCCGCTCCTTCTTTGAGCGTTTCCCACGCTCCAGACCAGTCACCGTCAAGAATCTGCAAAAATGCCTTGAAGAAGGTCAAAATAGCATCTAAATTCTCACCAATAAGAAGTTTTATGATATTCCAAGCTGATCCAACGGTAGCCACGATAGCATTCCAAGTTGCTTCAATGATAGGCGCTAGGAAGTTTGTCACGGTTTCTACTATGGTTTTGATTTGATTCCATACCTTAGTTGCCACACGTTCAATCAGTTCGTGGTTTTCTTCCCACCAACCCGTCATTCTGCCCCAAATATCGCTGACAAATGAGGCAATTTCTTGCACGGCGCTAGTGATTGCACCTTTGACCGCTTCCCAAGCTGAATTGACTTTGTTTCTGAAATCTTCGCTAGTGTTATACACTCCGACAAGAATAGCAATGAGTGCTGCAACTACTGCAATAACGATTAGAACGGTACTACCTACCGCCCCGATTGCTCCAGCAATAGCGCTAAAAATACTACTTCCACCCTCTGCAACTGTGAATAGACTTGATAACTTAGTAGCAATAGAACTTATAATTGCGAAGGTTTCAATCATCTTATGAATACCCGTTGCAACCGCACCGATAGCGATTAGTGCCGGTCCAGCAAGTGTAGCAATTAAACCAGTCCATTTTTGCCACGGCTCAAGTGGTAAGTTATCCCATATTGTCAAAAGAACCCTTGCGACGTTATCCTTGAAAGTCAAAATCGTGTCTTTCAAGTCTTCCATTAAACCGGCAATATCTGCTTCATCGTGTCCAAGTCCAGCGACAAAGTTTTCTGCGGCTGCTTTCATTGCATAGAATGAACCTGAAACAGTTTCACTTGCCTCTTTTGCAGTCGTTCCAGTGATTCCAAGCCTATCTTGCGTAATTCCGATAGCTTCAATCAAGGTATGGAATGGAATATCTTTCACGTTTTGCGCTGTTGCTTCAAATTCTCCGTTTAAAACGCCTGACTCATTGACAAGCCGTGCCATTTCGCCAGCAGTACCACCATACACGGTACATATTCGCCATAATTCGCTAAATTATGACCGTCTTTTCAGACCGCTCTATGTCGCCATAGAGATTAGACTATCTCTTATGCTTTTAAAAGCATCCTAGCGCTTCGGCTCGCTTGAGCCTACTCTACTCCATTAAAAAAACACCCTTTCGGATGCTTTTTCTGTTTCGTTAGTCGTTACACTTTCAAGATTTTAGAACGTTTTCCGTCCTTGTAAGAAAATTTATATCCCCTTGTTCTTCCACGTTTTCCAATCGTGCCTTTTTCTAACATCAAAGAAATATTAGAAACAGTACAATCAAAGTATTTTGCAGTTTCAGAAATACTTTCAAATTCCATTGTGTCTATAACATCTAGCCATGCTATATGTCCGCCACCTCTTTTGTTTCTTTCTTCTGCGTATCTTGTCACTGTGATTGTTTCGCTTCTGACACCGATTGTTTCAAAACGTGAATTGTTTTCTGAATAAGTCGCCCACCGTAAATTTTCAATAGAATTATTTTTTCGGTTTCCGTCAATATGATCAACCGTCAATTTATTTTCCAGGTTCGGTATAAATGCTTCTGCGACCAATCTATGAATTGGAACTTTTTCAGATTTATTATTTTTGTATAGGTCAACTATTAAATATCCATTTTGTTTATTTGTGAATGGTTGTTTTATGTGTCCGGTTTTGTCATTTCTAACTTCCCCATTCTCATTTATTGAATAGTTGTTATTTCTTTTTATTTTCTTCCACATTGTATTTTTACCTCGTATCTGATAATTTTATTTTATCATACATTTAAGTAAAAATCAACTAAAATCTTGCTTAGCACGGTATTGCCTAAGCTACTCTTAGGGTTTCACCGTTTTCACTAGGTTTATACTCGGCTATGGTTTTTCTACCGAGTTTAAGGTTATCTAACCATTTATACCCCCGTTTTCACGGTATTTTATAGGGATTAGACTATATCTTCAACTAACATTTGTTAGTTGGTGCGCACTTCCAACAACGTATCAATAGTTGCCGTACTCGGTGACGAACCGATAGTCGTTACACCTTCCTATTTCTAGGCTTGGCACGGGATTGCCATATCTTTTTTGACTTAGGTTTCCCCCGTTAGCAAGATTTAAAAATCTCACACCCTTGATAAAGGTTCACGCACGCTCATTTGCGTAATCACTTACGCAACGGACATTAGTTTGTTTATCGTATAATTGTCCTTCGCAAAACCTTGATATGCGTTTTGAATGTCGGACATATTTGTGCCCATTTTGTTGGCATTGTCTGCCATTTGTACGAGTGCTTTATCAGCGTATTGGGCGGCCTTTTCAGTATCTCCGCCTAAACCTTGAAGCAAGGTTGCTGAGAATGACGTAACTTGTTGCATGTAGTCATTTGCTGATACACCAGCAGTTTTGAAAGCCTTGTTTGCGTTAGCAATAACGTTTGCGCCTTTCGATTCCATAGTGTCATACAAGTTTTGCGCTTCTTGTGCCGTGATATTGTACTTTTTAGCAAGTCCAATAGCACTTGTACCGTTATCTTTGAATAACGTTTCAACCCCGCCAAGACTTTGCTCTAGATCGGCATAAGATTTTATGATACCACCCAAAGCGCCCGCAACTGGAACTGTCAAACCAACTGACAACGCAGAGCCTAATTTCATTGCTTCTGAACCGATTATAGAAAGACTGTTACTTACTTTATCAAGACTTGATCCAGTCTGATTTTTTAGGCTTTGAATTGACATTTTCGCTTCTTTCAAACCCGCTGCAAAGTCTGAAACATTGGCTTTCAGTATGGCGGTAACGTCAAAATTTGCTCCCATGAGTTACCCCCTTTCTTTCATTGATTGATTAAGCCTTCTGTTTCTATCAGCAAGGCTCAATCGTTTATTGTTGACTTGCTTGACTTCTTCTTTCTTGAAAATCTTGTCAAACTCGTCTTTATGATTGTAAAAATCGTCAAACGTCTTATAAGCTGACCTTGCGCTTTTGCCTTTGCCTTTGGTAGCTTGGAGGTCATGATTGAACCACGCTTGAATAGCTGAATGGTAGCGCATATCTTCTTGTTGGATAAGATAGGCTATGTTATAGATTTCAAATTCTTCCAGCGTAGTCCGTGAAGCTTCTAAAAAGGTCATGTTATGTCTAGCTATGAGCAAGGCTATTGCTTCATCATAGCCAAAATTTGAACCTTGATTTTCCCTTACTCTACTAGGTTCATGGCTTTTTTGAGAAGGGGAGATGCTTTTAACTCTGCCACAATTTCGTTAATTATCTTGTCGTATTCGTCATTCAAAATCAAATCTTCCAAGAATTTTTCAATCGCTTCATTGCTTGGTTTTTGTGCTTCGGTTACTGTTCCGGCTTTGATGATATCGACAAAAGCCATTGGATCATTAAGCGCTTGTCCAGCGTTAAGCAAGGTCATTGCACCATATCCGGTTTTAATTCCCTCAAGTTCGGCAGAATGAAGTTTATTCATTTCTCGCAAAAATCCAAGACCAAAGCGTAAAGTGTAATCACGTTCTCCAATTTTTAAAATCATTTGTTTTTTCTCCTTTTAAGTAAAAAAATAAAGGGCAAATAAATGCCCTTGTAAATACCACTATTAAACCGGAACGCCTGATCCGTCTGTTTCTTTTTCAAGTGTGTGGTAGTTGTATTGTGCGCTTGCGACTGCTTGTTTTTGTGTTTCTGTCAACTTGTCTGTATGTAAGATACCGTTTCCGTCAATAGCGACTTCATAAGACAATTCCACCTTGTCGTCTGACGGTGCTGACAATTCAAAGTTCTTGAAGTAGCCTTGATAGTATTCCACGTCGTACTTATCAACACCCTCAACTTGTTTCTTGCTTCCGAGGTCAACGATCCAGCATTCAATTTTATCGTTTGCTTTGAACCACTTGCGCATTTCTTTCCACATGTTCACTGTGTCGCCGTCTTCACGGTAAGCGAGTGACTTAAATTCCCCGCTTGTTTCTCCGTCTGAAATAGAGTTAACGACACCGTCTTTAGTTTTAGTGCTTTCTACGTTCTTTTCTTGTTTGATTGAAAGTTCAGATTGGAAGCGTACCTTACCCGCATCTTGTTTAGTGCGGTCTGCGTAGCGACGGAAAAAGGCGATGACGTCTTTCCCCAAAATTAAATCTGCCATGTATTATTTCTCCTTTTTTGTGTAATTAAAAGTAAAGTCCAGCACAATATGAAGTAAAGGCTGAACATCTGTATTATCTGCAATGACTTGTTTTTCTGTTGTTCGATGATTGAAGTTATATTCATACCCCTCTTTCAAATGCTTCAATACATTCTCAAGATAGGCTGAAATGTTGTCTATTTTGGCTCTATTAGCTCGTATTCCATAAATATGGACGGTTTGCCGTGCCGTGCCGATTAAGTCGTTGTTAGGCGTATCTGAACCGTTATTTTCACCGATATAAACAAACGGATATTTTGTATCAGCTTCGGGCAAATAATCGTATGTATCAATCCTCGCATCGCTGATACCAAAAATCTTTCTGAATAAATCATGGTTTGGTGTCATCTAAAAACTCCTTTCATGACGTTTGTCATATCTTGTTGAAATTCCGGCGTAATCTGTTCAAGCATCGGTCTGAAGTGTGGTTTGCCGGCCATGTAGCGTGTGCCGTATTCTTGATAACCCGTATAAGATGCACTACCCGTTATCCACGCTTCCATACCGTGATATGAAACATTGATATGACGTTTTAAAAAGCCGGTATCTCTAGGTGCTAAATCACGAGCAGTCTTTTTCCCTTTTTCAGCATTATTTTTCAATACTTGGATAGATTGTTCTACTGCTTTAGGGTGTGCGTTGTAAATCGTGCTTGTTAGCTTCTCTAAACCGTGCCATTCAATACTTGCGCCCATTTATACCTTGACCGTCCTTTTGAGCCGTACAGAGCATTTTGAAGCTTCTACGTTATCTATCTGTTCATACTTGAAGCCGTCATAGATTGCATACAAGAACGGCTCTTGTTCTTGCTGAAATCTGCATATCATGACGACATCTGAATGATTGCCGTATAGTTCAAAGACTTTGGCTTTTTGAATGAAATTCACAAAACATGGTACAACTTCGGATTGTTCAGCTTGATTGTCGTAGCTATCCGTTTCCGGATTGTACTTTGCAATGCCTTTCCCTCTAACGAGCGTGATTCTGTGAGGCGTTTTCATAGAAAGATAGCCTTTCCACGTTGTCTTTGTGAACCGTCAAGACCAAAATCCTTATTTAAGATAGCCATATAAGGCTTGAATAGGTTATCGAAGTCTTGATAAGTGACTGAATAGCCGTCAACGGTTTCACTAGACACGCTTTCCGAACCTTTGCGTCCGTAAAGTTTATAAACAACGTTTTCAATCATGAAATTATACTTAGATTCGATATATACCGAACCAGTAAGCGATTTGAAGTAGCTTTCAGCATCTTCAACTAAATCGGTTAACAAGTCATTTTCTTTTGTGTCGGTTAGATCAATACCCAACCGACGCTTAATTTTAGCAAGTTGGGCATTATCCATGCTTATTCTCCTGCTTCTTCTTCGATTTCTTCAACGGGTTCAGCTTTAGGCAATACAATATCACCTTGCGCCCCGTCTGATTCGATAACGCCTTTTTTAAGTAGCGTTCTAATGCGAGCATCTGTCACATTTAATTCAGGGCGAGGGTAAACCTCGCCTTTTTCGTAAAATCGGTTATTATCTTTGGTATCAATAATATTTTTAGTTACTATATAAACCATTGACTCCCCTTTCTAATCTTGATTAGACGTTTTCAGCCGTAGCAGTCAAGCGAGCGAATGCATTGTCTTTAGTAACTGCAACTGCAATGTCCATTGTGCAACGGATTGCCACCATTTCTTGTTCAAATAGGTTGATTGGCTCGTTGTTTGTTCCCTTGATTGTTGAGATTTGAGCATCTTCTGAAATTGAGTAGTTGATGTTGTAAGGAACACCATAGATGAGGTTGTCAAAGTCACCAGCGAACAAGTCACCTTTCTTGAATTGTTTAGACTTCATGTCAACAACAACTGTACCGTCAAGTTTGTTAGTGTCTTTGTCATAGATTGTTTTCTTGTCGCCGTCACGAGCATCACGCAAAGCTGAACGGTTTGACAAACGAGAAACAAACGCATTAATCTCTACGTCTTTATCTAGCAACTTATCTTCTAGTTTCAAGATATTTTCATAGTTTACTGGACCAGTAACAACGTTTTCAGCAGTTTTGGCAGCCTTAGCAACTGAGTTTGTAAACGGTGATTCAAATCCGAGTAGTCCAGCTTCGTCGATTTTAGTGTAGAATGCTTCTACAATCTGTGGTTTCATTTCTTCAAAGAATTTTTCCCAAGTGTAGTTCAACACTTCACGAGAAGCAACCAAGATGATACCGAGTTTTTTAGCACGAAGTGTTACTGGTACGATTTCAGGCTTGTCAGTCTTGATTTTTTCTGTTTCATTTACCCAGTAAGCTGAAATTCCGTCAGTTTGAACGTAAACAGTTTTTTCTTGTTTTCCGTCCATTTCGTGATATTTTCCGAGTTGCATTACAAGTGAGTTGTTAGCAACTTCTTTCATGATGATGTCTGTAAATTCTTTGTATAAAGTTCCGTCTTTCTTTTCTGATACCAAAACTTTATCTGGTGTGAATGTTTGAATTGTCATATTGTAAAATCTCCTTTAGATTAAATAATTCTTGAACTGCGGAAGATTTCTCCGCTTGATTGTGTCTTAGAACCACCAAAAGCAGTGCTTACTGCGGGAGGTTCTGATTGTGTGTATTCAGACTTGATTTCACTAATAATGCTTTCAAAGTCTGAAATAGCTTGAAGTGTGCCGTCTGCCGTGTCTTTAACAACAAAAGCAAGGACACGATCATTTACTGGCAACTTACGACTTGATAAAGTCTTAATCGCTTCATCGGTCAACTCTCGCTTGGTTTGTTCTTTCTCTAAACCAGCGATTTTATCAAGTAATGATTGCTTTTCTGCTTCAGCTTCTTTTCTGCGATATTCTTCCAGTTCTTTGCCTGAAAGTTCAGTCTCAGCTTTGTACTTTTCTAAAGCTTTTGCAATCGCTTCTTGTGTTGACTGAGCGTGCTTTTTCTCTGCTTGCTCAAGTCGTCTTTGCATCTCTGCAACTGATACTGTCTTTTCAGGTTCTTGTTTTGGATTGCTAGCGTGTTCCTCAACCGTAGGTTCCTGAACTTGTGTATCAACTGTCTGTGTTTGTTCTTCTGCCATGTTTGGCTCCTTTCTCTACGCTTTAACGAGCAACCCCCTCGAACTCATGCAACTTTTAACGTCTTTAGCACGGTTTGGACAATAAAAAAAAGGTGTCATTTAAAATGCAACCTTTTAAAAATCTTGATTAAATTGATCTAGCGTACTTCTTCCGTCTTTGTACTTCATTTCAATATGTCCATACGCTGAGCATCTGCAATTAGGATGCATCGGAAACATATTTACACCTTTTTCTACCTTGTCAATCGGTACTGCCGTGTTATTTAACGGCTTGCAGATATCACACGCTCCACTTTCGGCGACAAAAATCATATGCGTGAAGCCGTTATCTTTCAAGACAGCGTGATCTGTGTCTGAGTTTATTCTTGCTATCTCGGTTTTAATCAACCGTTTAGCGTTATACTCACTTGTACCGTACTTATTAGCAAGTCGCTTCATCTCTTTTTGATAACCGTTCATATCAGTATAGATACGGTTTAAAGAAGCAAAAACATCCCTTTGGAGTTGTGGTTGAAGTCCCGTTTTCCCCCAAACTCTACTAGAAAAGTTCTGCCCGTAGAAATCAGCGTCTAAAATCGCTTCTATGCGCTTTTTCGCTCCTTTGGATGAAATACCCAAGATACCCGCTTGGCGCTTGTATTCGGCTAAATATTCGCTCCTACGAGCCTTGTCAAAGACTTCATCAAGGTTACTTGTCAAACTGTTAATTTCAAGCTCTAATTCAGCTTTCAAAAGTTCCAAGCGACTGACTTTCATCTTCAAGTTATAAACTCGTAACCAAGAATTAGTCTTGTGACTGAAATCTTTCTCTTTGACGGCTTTTCTTGCTCGTTCTGCAAACTTGGTAACGTCAAATTCTGAAGCACGCTTCATAGCTTCTTGCTTCGTTAAACCCTCACGCCCAGCATATCCAAGATAAAACTTGTCTATCTGTGCTTGTAGTCTGTCATAGCTTTCTTGGTATAACTCTGTGATTATCCTATCACGGTCTAAATCACGCTTGATTAGTTCGGCTTGTGCCTTACGTTCTGCGTTATATAGACGGTTATCAGCTTTCTTGCTCATTCATGCCACCTACTAACTGCATGATCTCGTTGTCACTTGCTCCAGTTTCTTTCAGAATGCGTGATTGCTCTGTCTTGTAGTCCGTAAAGCTAGCGTTATTCATCAATGTTTCTTGTGACACCACTCCGCCCGCTTCGATATAAGCCTTGATTTCATTCCATACGTCTTGAGGAATGTTAGGATGGAAAGTAAATGTCAGCTTACTAGCTTCAATCAACGGCTTATTGATAGCCTTGTGAATGTTACTAATCAATTCATAACGTCTGCGCAAAGCCTTTGTAAAGAACGTTTCTTTGTCTTTTCTGACTTGCTCAAGCCCAATCATTTTATAAAGCAAAGCAATTCCAGAAGACGTAGCATTGAAGCGGTCATCTTCGAGGTTAGGGATACGACTAAAACGATGAATGTCGTTTGCTAGTCGGTTCTTGTATGCTTCCGTTCCTTGTACGTCATACTGTTTATAAATATATCCAGCATCTGCGCTTGTTTGTTGTCCGTTTGCACTTATTCCAGTTTGAAGCAGTAGCGTGTTAGCGTCTTTCATTTTGGCGACACTATCAGCACTTGCACCGATAGCTTCCAAGTCACCCTTGATAACAAGCATCGCATCGTTCAAGTCTGACATATAATTGGCCGTGTCAGATTGTCCAGCGTCGTAAGCATCAATCAACGGGATTTCACTTTCAAAGTCACCCATTCGATAGCGGTTGTTCCACCATTCGACAACCGGAACATCTTTGTATTCATGTTTCGTGATTGTATCGACTGCCAATTTTACCGAACCACTAGAAAATGGTTTAAACGTGATAACTTGGTCTTTAGTATAGACCGTCATATTCACTTTATCTGCAAAAACTGGAAGATGAACTGCACAAATGATATTCTGTTCGACTGTTAGATCACGGATCACAAACATTTCAAGCGGACTGATCGAAACAACTCTATCCGCTCCGTCTTTATCCCTAAAGTGATATTCAAAAGCACGTCCAAAGATTGAAGCGTCCAGTGCTAAATCGCCATTCAAAGCGTTTATATCGTTGTTCCATTCGATTTCTTGAATGGTTTTAAGTTGTTTCTCGTCTGCGCCCTCTAAAATACCAACTGAAACGGGGTTACCGATAACGTAGCTAGTTGCAAAGCTAGAAATATATCCGCCCCACTTATGACGGACACGATAATCTGCTTTCTCGTTATCAAGTCGTCTATGTCCGTTTAAAATACTGTAATTATCGCCTTTAGCATATGAAGCTAGCACTTTCAAGCGCTTTTTCTGACTGCTAAAGAACGTATCAATCATATCTCTGAACGCTTTCTTACCGTTCGCAGTACCTAACAATTCATCACTTGAAGCACATCTAAATTGCTCGTTTGCAATTGTTCCAAAATATAGACTGTCAAACCTCGTTTTCGTGGTTGTGTCTATACCGTGTTCAAATTCGTTTACTTTGTCCACTTCTTACCTCCTAAACATCTTATTGATTTTACTGATAGCCTTGTCAACATCCACATCTTTTCTTGTCTGATAGATTCTATCTTGTAAGGCGTAACGTATAGCATCTATGCAGTGGTTATAGCTATCTACTGGTTCATTGATGTATTCGTTCGTTTTCTTATCTTTCTTCCAAGTATAATTTTCAAGTTCTTCAATCAGCTTCACGCATCTTTCATCGACTATCCATTCATACTGAAGTAGGTATTGGATGCCTTGCATAACTGAACCAGCACCTTTCTGCACATCAATAACCCGTGGAATACCAAGATTTCTTAATTCTTGATTAGATTTCTTTTCAGCGCTATCAGCTCTTATTTGCTCTTTAGCATATCCAAGCGCCTTTATAGCTTCTGCTATCTTGTCATTCGTCAAGCCTTTTCTGACAAATTCCTCAACGACATATAAGCGCCTGTTTTCATCATCCACCCTTACATGAAGCAAGGCTGACGGGTCATTGATAAACCCATAGTCAAGACCAAAATAAGCGGGTAGGTGCTCCCACTCGCTCTTATTAAGTAATCGTTTCTCGTATTTCGGAAAAACTAGCTTATCAAGTGTTGCAAACTCTCCCAAAGCGTAAATCTTGTAGTACGCTTCGTTTCTGTTTGCTAGTTCCTCGATATTCTCGACTGTTACTTGGTCTAAAAAACGATTATCTTTATATGTTGTTTGATAGACAACCGTGTTTTTAGGCTTTTTCACAAAAAAAGCGTTATAAACCCAGTTCACTTTTGAAACGGGGTTAAACATCAAGAATATTTGCTTATTCAAATGTTTCTTGTCCCGTAAACGCAAAGTTAACTGAGTATAATCATCAAGCGTAAACTCAGAAGCTTCTTCCATGACGACATCTGACACGCCTTTGATTGACTTTATTTTTTCCGAGTTGTCTAATCCCTTAAATATAAACTGTGCGCCGTTTGGCAATTCTATGCGATATGCTGAATTGTTGACCTTGCACTTATCTAGCAACTGCCAACTATCCAAACATTGTTTCACGTCTTCAAAAATTGAATCATGAACCGTTGCGCCTACCTTACGCAAGAACAAAACCTTGCGAGGATGCTTCCAGTCTTGACAAGATTTGAAAACAACCTTTTGTATCACTCCGTGACTTTTGCCACTCGAAGCACCGCCATAGTGTACCTCAGTAAACGTTGAATAGTCGTATAGCTTATCAAAGATATGCTTATTAAAAACACGGCTAGGATGCTCTATGATGATATTGATTTTAGGTTTATTCTTCGTTATCATCCCAATCGCCTACTTTTATATCAATAGTTTTTTGAGTGATTTCTTGCCTATCCACAAACAAGCCGTAACGCTTGCCGAGGTCAACCGCAGCACTCTTTCTTGTTGACACATTCGGTTTAGCATCCATGACTTTTTGATAGCCGTCACCATCAAGGACTAATAAAGGCTCGGTCACTTCACCACGCATAACAGCCGTTAAAAATTCAAGCACTTCTTGCTGATCCGCGACACGTTCGGACTTTAGTTTTTCCAGTCGTTCGTCTATATAGGCTTTTACGTTAACATTGGTTAACAGTCTACTTCCAGCAGCTTTCGCCACTTCATCCTTTTTAATATTCGGATAAGCCTTTTTATATGCTTGTGTAGCGTTTAAACTGATGATGTACTCATCGGCAAAAAGCTTTTGTTTTTCGGTCATCCCATTTTCCACCACCACCTTTCAAAACAAAAAAGCCAGCTAAAAGCTGACTGATTTTCATAAGGACTTTTTAAAAGCAAGGCGACTGCAAAGCCCTGCGGAGAACCAATAGTATATTGTCTTTTTAAATTTATTTTTTGCAGTCTTAAAGGCGACGGCTGGAATCGAACCAGCGGAGCAAAAAGTTTGGAGAGCTTACCATTTTAAAATTAAAGAGATTATAGAACCTTACGTCGCCGTAAAGGGCATTGCGCCCTTTAGTAAAAAATATATAGGAGTCTTTCAGCCTCTTGCTGATACTAACATAATATCACTTTAAAACTATCATTTACTTTCTTTACTATCAAAAGTATCAGTAATTTCTTGAATAGCTTTATCTCTAGCACGTTGTATTGTTGCGCTACTGCAATTCAGCCTTCTTTGAACTTCATCCCACTGAAGCCCGTCAATATAAAGTAACCTCATTACAATGTTTTGGATAGGGTCAGAAAGCCTTTCAATTGCTTTGATTAAATCATCTTGCTCTTGATATTCTCGTTCTATCTGTTGGTAGATTTCATTGATTTTATCAACCACCTTGATATTCATATCTTCAGTCCGATTATCATTCGATGGTGATTTAGGCATACCGTCAAATGATTGCCCTTTAACCGTCCCTGACCTAAGACTAATGATCTCATGATGCAAGGATTTGATTTTAATGTTCACATAAGGCAGTCGTTTTAAACGTTTCTTAATATCAATCAAATTCATCTCTCCCCAATTAAAATATTTACTGGTATCTTGAAATAAGTCGCTACATCTTCGACAATGTAATAATTCGGTTGTTTACGCTTGTTTTCCCATTTTTCAATTTCTGATACTGTATAACCCAAAATTTCAGAAAGTTCATTGCGTGATAATTTCTTATCTAGTCGTTTCTGCTTCAGCATAAATGCAAAGCGCTCGCATTGTTTCTTGGTTAGTTTATCGACTTCAAGTTTTATTAATCGTTTACCATTAGGACACTTTTTTGTGTATGAATCAAAAGAATAATATCGTAGTTGTTTAACAGATATCCCAGTTTCTTCGCTTATTTCTTTAAGCGTTCCGCAAGATAAGAAAGTGTCTTGTTGATAGAGTGCGTATTCATTTTCATTTTCTACTTCCATATTCTAATTCCTCAATCAGACGTTTCAAATAAAACTCCGCTTTCTTTAAATCTTCGATACCGTTCTTTTTATGAAATCGCAAAACGTACTTCACTACGTTACCCCAAAAGAAACCAGCTTTATATTCAGGGCAAGGCTTGAACGCATCAATCACGTCCAAGGCTTCAATCCCACTTTCTGAAATGTAATGGCTCGGTTTATTTACGTTATCGTTCATCTTAAATCCTCACTTTTCACAAATGAACCGTTAACCATTTTCCCTTTTCGGTTCTTGATTTCGTTATACGCTAGTTCAAAACATTCTGCGATGCTCCAACCTTTTTGCTGGCAGTAAATCGTTAATACTACCAAAATATCCCCGACTGCATCTTTCCCGTCTTGCTCACGCTCTTTTAAATGCGCTTGTGCAAGTTCGCCCGCTTCTTCAAATAATTTCAATGCTTGCGCCGTGCTGTTGTTTGGATTGTCCAACCCTCGTTCTTTCGCCCATTGCTCGACACGATGCGCTAAAAGTTCCATGTTTGTTGTCATTTTTGGCTCCTTTATTTCAAATATGTAGGCATGTCATCACCTACTCTGATACTCTCATATTGTTCCTTTGTCACTAAAAATTTTCCATAAGAGGCCACTGTGACAGTATAGCGCCCCTCTATGATTTCTTTATCACTAATTTTGCCATGTATTCCTGTTCCAGCATTATCAACCTTATAAATGATTATAGGTTGTTTGCTAGTTTCAGGATGTTTGTTGATTGGTTCTATATTACCTAAAATAAGACCAACTACGAAAAATAAAATACATATAATTGGGTGGTCTATATTATCTGTTAGCCATTCCATCTCATTTCCTCTATTTTTCAATTAAGCTTCTACTACTGGAAAATGAATGTCACCAATAACTAATGAACCTACACTATAATAGTAACCGTTATGTTCTGCGTAACATTCAGCTAGTGCTATCGGGTTTTGATTGTGATATATAGTCACTTTGTTACAACTACCAACAGACCACTCATTAGATGTTTTTACTTGTTCTCCTATTTCAACATCTGTGATTAGTGCATCAAGTGTTACATTTTCAAATTCTCCTCCAGCACAAGCGCAACAGTCACTTTCTGACATTTCAATAGTTACTTTGACTCCATTTTCTAATTCTAAGCAATCAGCATCCCATTTCACTATACGTTTATAAAAAAGCAAATCTTTTAGTTCTTCAAGAGTTCCATATCTTGCATTTTTATCTTCAGGTTTACACCATTGAGGTAACTTTATAGTTTCTGTCATTCCGTTACCTCCAAATTCAAAATTTTCATAGTTTCCTCATAACTCAAATTGACTTTGATGTCGACTTCTTCATACGCTCCAAAAATTTTATAAATTCTTAAATAAATGATAGTTGTATTGTCATGATTTTTGACAACTGAAAAAATGTGTTTGAGCTTATCTTTTCTGATAGCTATGTTTGGAAACGCCACAAGTTCTAGCTTTTCTTTTTTAGTTGTTTTCTTTGTTTTTGCAACTCCTGAATACGGATATTTTTTAGGTCTCATTTTCCTGCCTCCTCTGCCATACACTGTAGCCATACAAGCGTTTCATATAAATCTCTTGCATGGTTCTTGATATTTCCTAACTCATAGCTGTCTAGATTATCTGAGTTTTTTATAATATCAATTTTTAAATTATTGATAGCTAGAATAAAATCTTTTTTTGTTTGGTTCATCACTCCACCTCCTCAATATTTATTATTTTTATCATCTTTAAAGAACTTATAAAAAATTACTGACCAATAAGAAGTCCACATAAGATATGATAATGATTGAAGAAATTGTTCAACTGTCATTTTATTACCTCCACAAGTTCAATCCCTGGGCAATCGAGCACCCAAGCAAAATCGGAATATTCTAGTTCCTTTCGTGTAAATGTTTTATTGTTTTTATCATTGTCAAAAAAATGAAATCCAATTTCTGTTTCATTTAGATAATCATCTGTATTTTTTACCTTAACTTTGTATTTTGGTTCTTTCTCAACCTTATAGCCGTCCAGCCATGCTCGAGCAAAAGCGTCTCTATTCGCATTAACCCAAATTCTTATAGCTTCCCCTGCAATGCTTTCTTTTAAAATGTAATACATAACACGATACGCATCATCACTTGATACTATTTCTTCATAGAACCTTGAAGAATTTCTGAATTTAAAACCATTTCTTTTTACGTTTGCAATCCAATTCGCCACAAACTGCGGAACTACTGGTTTTTGCGGTTCGTGATGAGTTTCTAATGCTTCGTCAAATCGTCCTTGTTGATACGCTTCATGAAATATTTTTGAAGCAAAATCACTTCCGAGTTCTTTCAAAATATCATACGTCCATTTTAACTTCGTTTCATCATCAAATCCTTTAATGCGTTTGATAACGTCTTTCAGTCTAATTGGCTTTTCGTCTTTGGTTAAGGCTTCGTATTCTTTGATAAATATTTCTATGTGTGTCCATGTATCACAATAGCCGTAGCGACTCATTCGCTTTTCAAGTTCTTTTAACAATTCATTATGCTTCATTCTCCAACTCCTCCAACTGTTCTTGATACCTTTTCAGCCTCTTCTTCCAAAAATCACGCTCTGCGCTTCGTGAGTGTGCAAGCGACTTCACGCAAGGATCAGATAGTTCTTCAATCCTTGCGGTCGCTTTCTCGATTGAACGTTCTAGCGATTCAATCATTTGTTATTTAAATTTCATCTTCAGTTATCCTTGATATTTCAAGTTCAATTCTATATTTCTTGTTTCCGGACTTTCCACCATGTCTGAAATCCGTTGACTTGATAACGTGATAATTATCATCCGTCCAAAATTTCGCATCTGTCAAGCCGTCCAATAGCGCCTTAGTCGTTGGCGACCAGTTTGGCGGGTCATATATGCGATTAGTTGGGGCGAATACCCAAACAATCACTTTGCAAGGCTTATTCTCGTTAAAAGGTAAGCCAAAGTAATCTAGTAGAGTATTCTGCCCTTCATAATGCGCAAGTTGTCGTAAAAACTTTGTGATTTTAGCTTTTTTTTGAAAGTGTAGTCTGTCATTCGCTGAAATCATCTGCTTTCTGTCAAGTTCAAATTTCAAAATTAGTTTTTCCATGATCTAACCTTTTTCTTAGAACGGCAAATCTTCTTCTGTGATGTCAAGCGGATTTGTGTTTGCATTTCGTGAAAAATCAGGCGTTTCTTGTTGTGCTTGTCGTTGTTGCCCTTGATTGCCTTGCCCCTTGCTTTCTAAAAGCTGGAATGTTTCAGCTACAACCTCAGTTACATAAACCCGTTGACCTTGCTGATTATCGTAGCTTCGTGTCTGAATACGTCCAGTAATTCCAATCAATGCGCCTTTTTTCGCCCAATTTGCAAGGTTTTCTGCTTGTTGTCGCCACATAACGCAGTTAATGAAATCAGCTTCACGATCGCCATTTTCGTTTTTAAAAGTGCGATTGACTGCAAGGGTAAACGTAGCGACTGCCACGTTTGACGGGGTATAACGTAAATCCACTTCTTTAGTGATGCGCCCAACGAGCGATACATTGTTTAACATTTTTAGTTTCCTTTCAATTTTCCTAAAAGCATATCTGCTTGCTCTACTTGTGACTCTTTGATTTGTTTGTAATCTGCAACTCCTAAATGTTGCAAGAACCATTTCACAATTGATCCGTCTTCTTTTCCTTTTTCTTGCGAGACTTTAGCAATTTCTTTCAAATAGTAGTTTGCTTTCTCAACCGCGATAACGGGTTCATCTTGTTTTTTCGGTTTAGCTGGTGCTTGCTTTTGGTTTGCTCGTCCACTTTGGATATAATCGGCATCCGTGTCAGCATCCTTGCTGTCGTCAATCAAAAACATTTGACTGAGTGCGTACTTAGTAGCGTAGCTTTGCGCTCCACCCGACACTTGAGAAGCATCCATACCTTTTTTCGTGCGTTCTTCTCTTGCTCTTCCTACAACTGTAATCACGTTTTCGCTATCCCAGTCCATTAGTGAAACAGTAACTTTTGTGATCAGTTCGCTTGCTAATTCTTCAGTCGTTACTTCTGAGATCAAGCACGTTGCCCGATACTTCAAACAGATAGGCTTCAATGCTTCTTCAATGTCTTCAGCGTTTCGATAGTTGTATTTACCGAAAGAGTTATACTGATTTTTAGGCGCTTTCAACTCATTTTGAATATTCGCCAGTTTTTCATAAATGCTTTGCTTTTTCTCTACCATTATCAAACTCCTATCTGATACTCAAATTCTTACGTTCTACCAATTCAGCGCCCAAAATTTCAAGTCCATTTTTTAAATCTTCTTTCAAACGCTTCTTGTCGGGTTTATAAGTTGCAACTTTGTACGCTTCAGGCAATAACAAGTCGTCCACTTCCACGGCTTCGGACTTTCTGAATGACACTTTAAATAGCGTAGTGTCAACTTGTTCGTGTCCAGTTAGTGCCATGCTCTCTTTTAAGTTTTCTTCCATGCGCTCTATCTTGCGTTTATCCGCTCGGTTAAGTTCAGTTAGTCGTTTGATCTCATTCTTGCGTGCTTCAACGTCCGATTCAGTATTCTTGATAACTTTGACATAGTTTTCTACCTTGTTTTCATAGTCCGTCTGCCAGTCGATACTATCAAGCGTGTCTAGTTTTGTTTCTTCGTCCAATTCCAAGTTATAAATATCAAGGAATTGTCCTGTTAATTCGTAAAGTGTCGCCATGTTTTTTCTCCTTACGCGCTCCAATATTCGTTTAAGTCAACTGCCATGACCGTAGCAAGATTTTTCTGCTCAGTTCTGATTTGTTGTTTATACGGCGCAAGTCCAGCTTGTCGCTCGTCTTCATTGCGTGGTAAGTAATACCCGCTCGGTTGTGTTTTCTTCGCCACGATTGGATGCTTGAAATTCACTCGTAAACTCTCAATCACTTCTTCAAGACCTCGTTTTGATAGTCCAGTTTCTTGTCTGACTTTTTCAGCTTTGATTGGTTCTTCAAACGTTGCACGGTTGACAATCAAATTCAATACATTTGTTTCGATTTTGCTCATTGTTCTACTAATCATATTCCCTCCCGATGAATACGCATCTTAATTCTGTACTTCCGCATTTTTCACACTCAATAGGCGGATAACTATCAATCACTTCAAATTCATGTCCGCAGTCGCAGCATCCACAATCCCAAATATAAAGGTTCATTGTCATTGCTCCTTTGGTCGTGGTAACGCTAGTAAGTCAGGTCTAAGTCCTACTGGTGCTTGTGTGTCAAACGTGAATTTTCTATCGCAATTTCTAATGTTTTCTCTTGCGATATTGTTAAACTGATTTCGCCCTTGCTGATAAACGTCAATAATTGCTTGATCCAGTTTTTCTTGTTCTTCTTTTTGTCTTCGTGCTTTCTGCTCGCTATTTGCAATCAATAGCAAAATAACGAACAAGCAAATAATAATTGTTGCAATTCCAAGAAATTGGCTTGCCAAAGTTGGTTCTGTCATTTTTCTTTTTCCTCGTAAATCTTAATTATTTTGTCTTTGTCAGATATAATTTGTAACGCTTGTTGCAGTTTTTCTTCTGTTTCAATGAGTTTTCTGTTTGTATCTAACGCAACTAATCGCCAATCTGTATTGACTTCAATTTTGGTTGTTGAAAAAAACCATTTTGTAAGTTTGTCTAGTAACTTCATGCTAAAGCTCCTAATTATTTTTCTTTTTTCAAGTTTTCCAACATTTCTGATAATGTTTCTTTTTTAGTGCGATATCGGTTTCTGCTTTTCCATTTAACAAACAGTCGGAAACCTTCATAATTGATAAACACTAGCTTATGTGTTGGATTGTCAATGAACTGTTTAAAATCGGGGTGTTCTCGCATCTCAGTAGCCCAAATTTTAGCAGTTCCAACTGTCAGACCTTCCCACATTTGGCAAAGGTGTTTGTAGTCGCCATGAGTTGCTTTTTCGTTAATTCCTACTGGTTTGTAAGTAATTTCCGCCTTAGGCATAGATTTATTTTCCTTTCTGTGATATAATTCAGTTAGTTATTTAAGTAAGCGCCTGACTTTGTTAGGTGCTTTTTTGTTTTACCTTAGTTCATCTGTGCTGATTTCTAATGCGTCAGCGATTTTGCATATATTTGGCCAAGAAAGATATTTTACCTTTCCTGTCTTTAGGTCAGAAAAGAAACTACGATTAACTCCAGCCATTTTAGATAACTGACTCCCGTTTAAATTTCTTTCCTGCATGATTTTATTTAATTGTTCCCACATTTTTTTACCTCTAAACACAATATGTTGTAAAACAACCACTCGCTCCCACAATATGTTGTGATTTTCTGTTTGTTATGTTATAATATATCTTGACTAGGACCTCTCACTGTTTTAGTCAAAAAATCAACAGAAAGGAGGAACTCTAATGGAAATGACTATCAAGACTGGAATCCCTCAAGATCAAGTCACTAAAATTGTTCATGAAAAAGGACCCGGACATGTGTATGTTGAAACAATCTATCCAAATGGCTTAATTATCAATTACGATATGTTACCAGATGGAACAGTCAACGTAGATTGTAATAAACCGCTTCGTCTCGAACCAGACGGAACTTATACACCAGTAATGGACTGACCTCGTATGATAATCTTGTCTTCTTTAAAAGTAAGACTTGATTTATCTAATTTGATATTAACTGCCTTGATGCGATTGCATTTTATTGCTTGGTTGTCAAGGCTTTTTCTTTTCCTGCCATACGGATATCGTCTTGGTCTCATTCTTTCTCCTTTCAAACCAATGTCCTAAATTAGAAATTTTAAATTTCTCTCTTTTATTTATTTAGATAAGTAGGACTTGTTGTTAGTTAATATTTATTGTTATTTAATACTTGTTGTTAATTAATATTTATTAGTTCCTTATTTTACTGATCTGTAAATTACAGATTTGTAAAATACAGATTTGTAAAAGTCGGAAATGTAAATATTAAACTGTGGATAACTTTTGTAAAGCATCCTCCAATCTCTGCAACATAATCTCAAATTGAAAATCGGTAATTTTGATATCTGAGAAAAACCTAAACAACTGAACCCCTTGCCCTCTGCCCAGAGATTTTTTTACAACTCTCATATAACCAGCCTTTTCTAGTTTCTTGAGGTGTCGGTCAATCATATCCCGGCTTACGTTCATCCGCCGTGCTATCTCCTCTGGATAGACTAGCCAATTCTCTTTGTTGCTGAGAATAACCATCAATATCCCAATCGTGGCAGGTTCAAGTTCTGGGTCTCTCAGAAAATCGTTTTTAACTGCTGTATAATCATCAGTTGCATTTCTGAAAGATTAGTTGAACATTCAAGTTTTTAAAATCTGTCATGATTTCTCCTTTCTATTTTTCTTAATCTTTTTCTGCTATAATGTAAGTAAAAAGGGGGTAATTTTGTTGTTTAGTTTGATTGATATTTTGAATATTTCTGCTGCATGGATTGGAGCTATTACTGGTGTTGTTAGTTTGATTTACTCTTTGAAAGTCAATAGAGTGAAATTAAACATTTCTAATTTCCGTAAAGCAAGAATGAACGAATACTCTTGCTATCAGTACAGCTTTGTTTTGTCTAACCAATCAAATTCAGATGTTCTAATCAAAAATATCCAACTGTTTGACAAAAACGGAAAAGAAATTTTTGATAACGGATTTAATCCAGCCACTGCTATTCATGAGGAAAAACCAGATCCATTTGGTTTGGTTAGCGGTACGCAGACATTATTTAGTGTTGATTGGTATTCTGAACCATTTGAAGATGAGATAGAATTAAATCCATACTCATTCTATAAGTTGTCATACTACCTAAATGAACCACCGCATACAATCAAGATTAAAACCAACAGACAAATTCATTATCTTTCTAAAAATAAATCAATCCATCCTGTCTTTAATAAAACAAAATAGATTTATTAAAGCACAAACTACATTTACACTTGTCACTATGATTAGAGCAATATCGTTCATTATATTTTCCTTTCTAATCTTTTAGAAATGATTTCTAAATCTAAGTCGTCCAGTCTCAACTGGGGGACTTTTTGATTTAAACGAGCTTCGATAGCTTGGTTAATTTCAAACCATTCACGTATTGTAAATTGGCTTCTGAATTTCAGGAATTCCTTTATTGTTTCTTTCGTTCTTTCTTTCATTCTGTCCTTCTTCCTATGTTCATGATTCATGAACTTTATATTTAAAAAAATATGCTGGAATATCTTTTGGATTAACTTCTAAAATTTCAACTGCTTTTGAAATTTCGTTATCTTTCCAAGATACCTTGTTATTCAACTTCAACGAGATACTGCGTTCAGATACGCCCATAGCGTTAGCAAATTCTGCTTGCGTTCCGAATTTTTCAGTAATTCGTCCTAACAATTTTGAATAATCGTTACTCATATATTCTCCTTTCTATGTTCATGTTTCATGAACTTTTTATGTATTAAGTATATCACGCTCCGTGAACTTTGTCAACAACTTTTTTCATTTTTGTTGAACTTTTTTATTTTTATTTTTCGTTTTATGTGTTATAATATAGTAGAGATAAGGAGATGAACGCAATGAGAAAATATGAAACATCTGATAGGTTAAATCAGTTAATGGCCGAAAGAAACTGGAAGCAAGTAGATATAATCAACAATTCAAAGAAGTTTCAAGAAAAGTTGGGAGTACAACTTGGAAAAAGTGCTTTATCTCAATATGTGAATGGTGTTCAAGCACCAGACCAAAAGAAACTATCTTTACTAGCTTTGACTTTTGATGTATCTGAAGCATGGCTTATGGGTTATGACGTTCCAAGAGAACGTGAAAGTGTAGTTGAGAAAGAATATACCACTTCAGACCTACGAAAAATGGCTGAAAATGCTAAAACTTTTGACGGTAA